AACAATAGAGAGAATCGTTTTCGTAGTCTCTGAATAAACTTAGTGAACTTTATCTCGTCCCGTGTAATCTCTGCTGACCGACCCATGTTGAAACCAGAGTCAGACTGCAATCGTGAGATAGGAATGTTGAGAGACTTGTAAAGTTTTTCTTGGAAGTATTGTACATCTTCCATCTCGCCTAGGTTCTGTCCTGCAGGCAAGGTTGTAATCTCTGTACCTCGTCCACCTTCTCGTCGTGGCAACCAGAAGTCCTCAAGCATTGACATTTGATTACGGTCGTCTTTAACTTCTCCCGTATTACCATCATACACAACCTTATTGCGATAACGACTCATCACATCTTTGAGATAAGCTTCTGCTTTAGGTTTGGGTAGATTGCCTACATCAATGTAAAAGATTCTCCGTTCTGGTGCTCGACTGATACGATAGATAACTGTCGCATCTTCCATCATGCGGAGTTGGTTTGTTGGTTTGATTGCCTTATGCAAATAACCGTAAACTTGTTTAGTTGTTGGATTGAAGATACCAGAAGTACAATATGCAATACTGTCAGGCGAAACTTTGAGGCCCTGTGAATTCTTTACACCGGGACCGCCGATACCTGTTAGACCTGGATAGACACCTGCTTCATTGTAAATGTAAAACTCTTGAACTCGCTTGACTAAATCAATTCCTTCGGCCCTTTCACCTTTGTCTTTTTCTACAAGACGAACCTTCTTGATAAACTTGGGGTCGATGTAACGTAGTTCTGTGATACCCTTTCTTGTCTGTTTCTCATCTATCATTTTATGATAGAACAAACGACCGTCTACATACCAACGACGAAAGATATCATGCGCACGATGTTTCCATTCTAACAAACGTAGAACTTCATCGAATTCTGTGGAGATTTTACCTTTGATAGACTTAGAAAGTTCTACCTGGTCTAGATCAAGTTTTACGGAAGAATCAGTTTCATCTGCCGTAATAGATTCATTGACAATATCTTCAATTGCTTGATCGCACTCTGGAGCTTCAGATGTTGTGCGATACTTACGAATAAGGTCCCAGTCGTTCTTTGCTGATTTGTCTAGGTTGACATACTGGCTAAAAAAGCCAGCACCACCAGCAATATCTAGTGTACCTTCTTCGTCGGAAGGGGCGACAAAGGATTTACCCTTTGCCGCCTCTTTCTTCCTGTTTATTTCATATCCAAATAATTCTGCCATATTACTATTTATACAAGTTTATGGCCGAGTTTTATTTAGACTGTACCACCGCCTCCGGATGAAGTCATGTAGTTATAGCGCCATGTGACACCAAACTCCTCAACAACATCGTTAGCATCGTATGAAAGATCAATCGGATCAATAACCTGTGGCCAAAGCTGATACAGGGTATATGAGTTGATTGTGCCTTCGTTACGATCCATCTGACGTACAATAGCCTCACCATAATATGCTTCGGGTGATGTAGCACCAGTTGTCACCGCACCCATGTTCTGGATAAGGTTAGACCACTGCTCCAACTGACCGCGTAGTGACCAAGCAGCATCAGAAAAGACTGTTACTGTCCATGGATCAAAGACACGTTCGCCGGCAACATAAATGTTACGACCACGATAAGGTACAGGAACTTCACCAACTGTCTGAGATGGGACCTGAGCAGCACGACACAGAAATGTAAACAAGTCTGTTGCAGCAAAAGGACCACCAACAATACTAACCTCAAACTGGTTAGCACGAGCACCGCCACCAGCGAGGCGTTGAACAAATGTATTTAGATTAGCCATTTTTCAATTCCCCCCTAACCTGCTCGACCAACGACTTCAGCGAAATCAACACCAGTTCGTGTTGCGATGAAGGTTAGTGTGATGAAGTTGATTGCTCTTGCTGGTTTGATGTAGAAATCAGCACGAAACTCATTGTTATCAATGACCTGACCTGTGTTGTTTGTTTCGTCACAGACAACTAGGTAGTCAATGATACCACGGCGAGACTGAACATCACGCAAGAAAGGATCAACCATTGCTTTGAAACTATCGCGAGTAAACTGATCGTTGAACTCAAAGAGTACAGACCGAGCAGCAACTTTGATTGCTTCTTCGATTGTAAGGAACAACCGACGAACATTGATACGATTGAAAGCACTGTTTCTTGCCAGACCAGTCTTGTCACCAAAGAGGATTGTACCCTCGCCTGGGAACGCAACAACTGGGTTGATACGAGCACGATAAAGTGTATCACGTTCTGTTTGAGTTGGATTAAAAGCAAGTGAGACTGAACCACGAATCTGACCTCTTGCGATACCGGCGGGTGAGAACCATGGATCTTCAAGATAATCAGTACGAGCACAACTACCTGCGATATGACCATTAAGTGGAATATGACGATAGACATCGTTGTATTTGTCATACTGTTTTGTGTAACCAGAATCGAATACTGTGTATGAAGAACTACCTATGGCATCAAAGAAACCCTTGACATTCGTGGACTGAGTATAAGATCGGTTTACGTTTACAACATCACTCTTATCAGGTGAGATAAACCCAACACAGTCTCTACGTTTTTCAACGAGGTCTGTGATGAATACACCATGAGTTGTTGCACCACCGTTATCTACAGTAGCAGGACCAGCGATAATAAGGTTCACATCTTCGATATCAGGATCACTGAAATGTTCACTGTATGCGAGTTGACGCTGACCTTCTGTTGGTGCTTGTGTACCACCGACACCGCTTACTAGACTTGCTGCATCAATAGAGTTTGTTGGTGTGGTAAATGTTGTACCTGCAGCAAGACTACCCCAGTTCGTTGCGCCTGCTGGATGATCCATCCAGTAGACATAGTTTGAACTTGTGTAGATTACGTCTGCATAGTAGTTAGCATTACCTTCGTCTGTAAGACCGTCAGAAGCTTTAGATACTGCATCAAACTTCTCAAGGACTTCATTTTCGACACCAGAGATTTTAGCATCTTCATCAATAATGATGATGTGCATTTCGTCATTTAAACCACCACGATCTGTTGCATACTGTGATGTGCCAGGAGCACGAGCAAACTGATCGGCCCAACGCCATTCACGGTCAACATTAGCACCAGAAGAAATTGCCGAAGCAAGACCTGTTGCTGTTGTCGTTGGATAACGGACGATTGTTACATCGTTAGTTGAGATGTTTGTGATGCGATATTTCTGACCATCTGCTTCTTGTAGGTAAATGATATCACCGACAGAGAACCCTGTGGCTGAAGTCAATGCAACGACTGTTTCGCCTGCTGGTTCAGTAGCAGATGTTGTTGTTTTAGTTGTCTCGGAGAAACCGGCAGCCGTGTTACAAGTTTCAACACGGAGACTGTTACCCCAAGCACCGGCAGAACGAGCTGCCCAAGAACCCACGCTGGCGGAACCATCGTCGTAAGGACCTGTGGAACCATCACCATCTGTGTAGTGCTTATTGTTTTTGATTAGAATTGCTGTACCGGAAACGCAAGCGTTTACTGCGCCCGTGGTCTCAATTCTAACTACCTTTAACGTATTACTATACATCAAGAAAGATGCGGCACTGTACCAATACTGGTGGTTAGTAGTGTTTGGTTTCCCAAAGATATCTACCAACTGCTGCTCACTTTGAATCGTTACTACTTGGTCAATAGGACCTTTTTCAGCAATGATTCCAATAGCACCAATACTTGTTGGTTCGTTTCTGACTGAGGTAGTCAGGTCTTTCTCTTTAATAGCAACACCAGGTGAAACTAGATCAACCATTTTATTCTATTTCTCCCTTGGTTATATTACGAGTTATAATGTAGAAGTACACATTCAAGTTTTTGTTGTACAGTTATTTAGTTTTTTTAGGTTCTTCAAACACACTGTTCGTGTCCTAATAAATACTCATATGAGTAAGTCAAACACACAACTGCGTGATATTGGACGTAAACGATGGTTATTGAATAGTTTTAGAGACTATCAATGTCAGTGCGGTGAGGCAGAGTTAGTATGCCTTGAATGGTACCCACATCATAAGAAGATAAGAAGTTTAATAATGAGACACGGCGCTAAAACTGAACAACGTAAACAGGCAATAGAACTGATAGAACAAAGCACACCCCTTTGTCATAACTGTGCTGCTAGATACAGAAACGATTTAGGTCCTGCTATTCTCTAACTAAAATCTGGATAGTTCTTTACAGGTCGCCAGTAGTCACCGTCACTATCTGT